TAGACGTAGAGCTTCCAGGTTGGGAATGCTTTGAAGCAGAAGAAGAATTGTATGAAAAAATTGATGATCTAGATAAGCCGCTTAATTTTAAGGGTTTTATAGACGGTGTACTTAAGGTTCCAAAGAAAAGAGGTAAAGGACACGTTTACTGGATCATTGACTGGAAAACATCTGGATCATGGGGTTGGAGGAGAGACAAGAAGCAAGATCTCGGTATGACAGCACAATTAATTCTATATAAGCACTTTTGGGCTAAAAAGCATAATATCGATCTAAAAGATGTTCGCTGCGGCTTTGTTTTGCTAAAGCGAGGTGGAAAAGTCGGTAAGGTGTGTGAGTTAGTAAAAGTAGCAGCTGGCCCAAAGTCTCTTGACAAGGGAGTAAAATTAATGAGAAGCATGATTAAGACTGTACGACGAGGAATGTATTTAAAAAATAGAAATAGTTGCAAGTATTGCCAATTCTATCAGACAGAGCACTGTACATAATTTTGTTTACATGATCACTTTAATGTATAATATTATAAACATAAATACTAAACATTGTCTAAAGTATTGAACATGTAAAAGGTGATTAAATGACAGAAGATGGAAAATTTAAAGTTTTGGTCTTATCGGACCATGCATTATCAACTAGCGGTGTAGGTACACAAACAAGACATCTACTAGAAGGACTACTAAAGAAGGGTGAATGGAGTTTTAGACAGTTTGGTGCTGCACTCAAGCACGAAGATTACAGAACAGTTGTCGTCAACGAAGACTTTATCATCAAGCCCATTGATGGTTTTGGTTCTCCTGACATTATCCGCGTAGCACTAGCTACAGAAAAGCCTGATTTAATATTTATCTTTACTGATCCCAGATTTTTTACATGGCTATTTGACATGGAAGATGAGATACACCAGGTTTGTCCTATTGCATGGTGGCACGTTTGGGACAACTATCCGTTCCCAGAGTTTAATGACGACTACTACCAGGCAACAGATACAATTAATTGTCATAGTCATATGACATACACAATGTTAAAAGATCGATATCCAGATAAAACTAACTTTATCCCACACGCGCTACCTGATGGCTTATTTTATAAAATGAAGCCTGAACAAATTACTAATCATAAGAAAACACTTTTAGGCGAAGATAGAGAAGATCACTTTGTTGGTATATGGGTAAATAGAAACGCAAAAAGAAAAAGACCTAGCGATTTATTAGAAGCGTGGTCAAAATTCTTAACTAAGCTTGAAAATGATCACGGTCATAGAAATGCGACTTTAATTATGCATACAGAACCCTTAGACAATGAAGGACCTAACTTGTTTAAAGTGACAGAATTATTAGGTATTCAAGAAAACGTTTTCTTTTCTAGAGATCGAATTGAGTTTGAAAAGATGAATGTACTGTATAATATAACAGATTTCTGCATCAATACGTCATATGCCGAAGGCTTCGGGCTGTCAACACTCGAATCAATGATGACAGGCACCCCAATTATTGCGCCAAAAACAGGCGGTTTAACGCGACAAGTTGAAAATTTTAAAGACGGGACACACAATGGGGTGGCTTTGGAAGTAGATTTTAAGACGCTGGTTGGAAGTCAATCAGTTCCTTATATCTATGAAGATTATGTCCAGAATGAAAATTTTGCTAATGCTATGATGAAAATTTATAAAATGAGTAAAAAAGAACGTCAAGAATTATCTAGAAAGGTTAAAAGCTATGCAGAAGAAGAATTTTCACACCAAAAAACTGTTGACAGTTGGGCTGCGTCTATGAAGTCAACAATTAAAAATTTTAAAAATAGAAAAAATTGGCAAATTGAGGAAATATAATGACTAGAAAAAAAGTTCTTTTAAAGGCACCACTTTTAACAAACAGTGGTTATGGTGTTCATTCAAGACAAATATTTGAGTGGCTTTATGAAAAAGAAGACATTGATTTAGTAGTCGAGTGTCTGCAATGGGGTCGAACTTCATGGATACTTAATGAAAAATTAGAAAACGGAACAATAGGTCATATCATGAGTTGTTCTAAACCGTATGACAAGAAAGACATTGATATTGCAATCCAAGTCCAGCTTCCTGATGAGTGGGATGAAAACTTAGGTAAAGTTAATATTGGTGTGACAGCACTGGTTGAAACAGACAAATGTTCGTTAGCTTGGGTAGAAAAATGCAATAAGATGGATCAAATCATCGTTCCTTCAACGTTTACAAAAAACGTTTTAAAACGATCAGGCGGGATTAATAAACCTATAACAGTAATACCGGAGTGGTATAGTCCTGTAATTGAAGACAAAAATGTAATATCTAACGTATTAAATGATCAACGTTTTGATAGTATAACTGAACCCTTCACAATATTAATGATAGGAACCTTAACCAGTCAACTCCAGCAAGATGATAGAAAGAACATAGTCAACACAATTAAATGGGTGTCAGAAGAGTTTAAAAATCAAAAAGACGTAGCTATTTTAATTAAAACAAATTTTGGAAAAGGCACCGTATCAGATAAAAAAATATGTACTGAATATTTAAAAAATCTTAAGAAAACACTGGGCTTAACGTCATCGCCAAAGATTAAATTGCTTCATGGTAGTATGAAAACACAAGAAGTTGCGTCATTATATAGTCATAAAAATGTAAAATTATACGTATCAGCAACTAGAGGTGAAGGTTACGGACTTCCTTTAATAGAAGCAGCTGCATCAGGTTTGCCTGTCGTTGCAACAGGATGGTCAGGGCATTTGCAATTCTTGGATAAGGAAAAGTTTGGATGCGTTGATTATAATTTAAAAGAGATAAGCGAGACAAGAGTTGATAATAGAATATTTGAAAAAGGTTTTCGCTGGGCTGAACCGGTTGAGGCTAGTTTCAAAAGAGAAATCAGGAAAGTTTATAAAGATCATTATCTAGCAAAGACAAAAGCAAACGAAATGATGGAAAATATAAAAAATAATTTTAGTAATGTTGAAATTAAAAAACAATATAATGAATTATTTAAGCGGGTGAGCTGAAAAATGAGTCTAGAATTGATACTTATTAGTTTGTGTTGCATCCTGTTTGTTTTATCAGTATTCCTTTGTTGGAAACTTTACCAATTTTCTGTGCTAATTATTGATCTAGAAGACGCTATCGAAGAATCTTTAGATATATTAGATGAGAAATATAGTAATTTGAACGAGATTATTAAAAAGCCTGTGTTTTTTGATTCTGTCGAAGTTCGACAAGTTATTAGCGAAATAAGAGGCTGTCATGATGCAATACTCGTTATAGCTAATAAGCTAACAAGAAAAACAGGGGCTATCAGTGGCGAGATTGAAAAAAAGAACAACTAGAAGATTGAGTAGGAAAAATAAACCAAAGGTAAAAAAATTATACTTTGGAAAAGAAGCTCATGAAGCAATCGTAGAATTCCAATCAACAGAGTGTAGAAAGGAAAGACATCAGATATATGAGAAGAAAATAATGAATTCTTTTCATAAACTAGTTGAAAACTTAATTTTTATTCATGGGTTTGCTAGAGATCCTGTCACATTCCAAACACTTAAGTTTGATTGTGTTACTTTTCTATATGAAACTTTAGAAAAATTTGATCCGTCTCGAGGTTCTAAAGCTTTTTCTTATTTTAACGTGTGTGCAAAAAACTTTTTAATTATTCAGTCGAACAAGAAGAATAAAAACGACAGAAGAAGTGTCAGCTTTGAAAACTATGCAAACCTTAATGCTTCCGATAAGCGAAGTATAGACCTTTATAGCTATGTGCCTTCGCCAGAATCCCAATTGATTCAAGAAGAAGATCGAATGAGAATGTTTGAAGTTTTAAAGACAATTAGTGGTCGTGTTAAGAACGATAATGAAAGATTGTGTGTCCAAGCTGTTACTAAGTTATTTGAAAACATTAATGATTTAGAACTATTAAACAAGCGCGCAATTTTTGTCTATTTGCGAGAAATATCGGGCTTAAACCCCAAGCAGCTCTCAGTCGCAATGTCAAGTGTAAGAAAACACTTTAGAGAAATAGTTAAAAATAATGACGAATACAAATCAATGTTTCGAATGAGTTTAGGATGATAAAAAAAGAAAACAAAATAAAAGAATTTTCTGATCTTTTAGACGGCTTGTCAGGAACAGAAGATAAAAAAAAGCTGCTCTGGAAAGAATCTTACCAGAATGCAATTGACGACAGAGAGAATGCGTCAATACTTTTAAATGATTTATTAGTGACAATACCTGGAAATCCAACTAGTCACTCAACACACGGTGGACTAGCAACAAAATACCTTGAAAGAATGTCCAAGAGCAATGATCAAATTATAAAATTAGCAGAATTAATCGCAAAAGAACAAGAAAGACAAGACACAGTTTCACCCGACGATATATTTAATAGTATAGGAGACTAATACTATGGGATCAAAGGGTAGAGATTATCGTTTTTTAAAGTCTGCAGCAGGAAAGATGGCAGGTGATGGCCTCTTGCAAGGAAGCGATGATATACTTGAACGCGGTGTCAACTACAATTTTTTAACGGGTATAGTCAATGATGTAATATCAAACCCTTATACATATTTTAGAAAAGAAGTTGATGTCGAAGGCGATCAAAATGTAACAGTGGGTGATATTTTATCAGGAAGAAGAAAGATAAAAGACATTAACGTAGGGCTTAAAAACAAAGAATTGGTTGACAGCGCTCCAATTAACTCAATAATTGCGCAAGTAATCGATCCTGGCGCTAGTACAAAAGACGGTTCACTGCCAGTTTTATGTTATCCTTTTTTCCCGCCTCATATGTCGCTTCCTTTAAAGCCAGGAGAATATGTCTGGTTGATTGAGTGTGATGTAAAAGGTTCCAAGATGTATTACTGGATGTGTAGACAGGTAGGAACAATTCATGTTGATGACGTTAACTTTACTAACATGGAAAGAATTGCATCAACTGAAATTGCACAAGAAAAATATGATAAATCAGAAAAAACAAAAAAACCATCTGATGAATTATTGCAACAATCAGCAACATTAAATAGAGCACCCAACAGTTCAAACTCAAACACTTCTTTTGACAGGCTGTTTGGAAACTCAAACGCGTTTAGAAGTGAATTCACAGGCGAACCTGTACCTCGCATGGTCAAAGATTGTGCTGACTTATTACTACAAGGTTCGAATAACGCCGGAATTCACATAACAACTGAAAAATTTTCTAACTTAGTTGAAATGAATGTTGATATATCAAAATTGTCAGGAAAGCCAGACAAGAATGATTCGACGCCTAATAGAAAACCTGACATGTCTGCAATTGATATTTTTGTTAAGCGTAAAAAAGATGATTTAGACAAAATTGTTGGATTGATAGATAACGTTGAAAAATATGAAAAGATTAATACAGTTAAAAATAATTGTGATGATGATGTATATTCTTTTCTAGAAAATGATAAAATGGCAACGTTAAGATATCAAGATGATACTGTCCATGACAAAGAATTAATAGACAACGCAACAGACGCAATAGACGTGGGCGCCCGAGTTTATCTTTCCCACAAGTGTAATGTAGACAATACCTTTGCAATCAATATTGATGATTTAGACGATAATTCAAAACTAGGTCCGTCAATTGTAACATACGCGCAACACAACAGGGTAATAGGTGATCAGGATGTTAGATTAATTTCTAGGCAAGGACAATCTTTTATCAATATAGACTCAGAAGGTAACATTGTGATCAAAGCCGCTAAGGGTGGTGCGTATATATCATTAAAGAAAGACGGGTCAATAGCAATTGTTCCAGGCCCAGATGGCCTTTTATATTTAGGTGGAGACGAAGGAGATGCTCTGAATGCAGCATTAGTCCAGACTGGATTAAATAAGGGAGGTACTGTAGAAGGACTTAAGATAACCTCAACTTTTGGAGGAGTTGTGGGTACTGATCCTCAAGAAGTCACCGGTCCTGCAGGAAAGTTTACTAGTAAAGTAATGTTCAGGTAGGAAAAATGTCAGAAGGACCTTTAACAAAAATAGGGATAAACTTAGATGGCGGTTTTGTGGAGATGTTTATAAAAGCTATAGATGAAGGAATTCGAGCCGGCAAAAAACCTAGAAATGATTTTTTAGATTTAGACTTCGGCTTTGATGTAGAAATGCCCACAGGTGAAAAAGCAGAAGTAGCTGCTGACGGTTTTATTGAACAAGCATCAAAAGATGATTCAGCTTTTAAGTCTATTTTTATACCCGCTGTTAAACCTATCTTTTCTATTATCGATTCAATACCTGCTGTTAATGTTTTATCTGCTATCGGCGTATCAGATCCAACAGCTGCCCTTCTTCCTGTTTTGAATAATTTAACAGATATATTGACAGATATAGGCATAGCTAACCCAAATGAATTTTTACTCACAAAATTACCAGAAGTTTTAGGCAGAAGTAAAGAGTTGATAGATGAGCTTGAAAAATTAGCCAAAAATATTGACAATTTAGACGCAGTAACAAAAGCTGCTGAAAAAATAGCAGAAGTGTTTGGAGAAATAATACCAGAGCTTAATATTGACGACGTCAAAGCAAAAATATTAGAATCTGCTGAAAAAATAGCAGAGGGCTTCAACATCGAAATACCTGAAATACCTGAAATACCTGACATCACAGATCCAATAAGTTTTTTTAACATTGAAATACCTGACCTAGAATTTATATCACCAGAAGAGATAATAGCTTTTTTGTTTAATTTTGAGTTAGATGTACCACCTATTGGTGTCATATTCACAGAAATGCTCAAGATAAAGCTAGACATGCTTCGAGAGGTTGCCTTAGCTTCAACGCCAGCTGGCATAGCGGATCCACCTGATATATTAGTTGCAGCAATTGAAGAAGCAAAAAAGATATTAACAGGTGAGTTTAGTATCCCTAACTTTTTAAGAGCGCTAGCAGATTCAATTTTTGGAAAATTCTTTAACGAATTAGAAAAAAATGAAAAAATTAAAAACCTTCTAAAGGATAGCGCTACTCTAATTTCAGCTTTGCATCAAACCATACTTACACTTGTCGGATCACTGATTGTGTCGGTTGTGGGAATTTTATTTGGCGAGGGTTTAATTATGAAAAGTGCAGCTATTGGCCTCGGAATTCTCAAGTAAGATATAATTATATGCAGGAGGCGATCATATGGGACATTCACAATTTAAATTTAAAAGTAGCGGCGTAAGAACAACTGATCACCAATTTACTAAAAAGCCGACAACAGTTGATAGGCCAATCGGTATTAAAACTCCTCTTGAACCTGGCGATGATATGTTTAAGATGCACACTAGTCCTATACGACAGTTGACAGATAATTTTAGAAATTTAATTATGACTAATCACGGTGAGCGATTAGGAATGTTTAATTACGGTGCTAATTTAAATAGTGTCGTCTTTGAATATAGTAATTCACCTAATTTAGAAGAAGCAATTGGCAACGTAATTATAGATACCACAAAAAAATACATACCTGCAATAGCAATAACTGACATATCACATGTATTTATTGATGAGGTAGAGAAGAATGAAATTAATAAATTAGGTTTAACAAAAATTCGAATTAGAGTTGAATACATGATACCTAAATTCAGAAGTCCTCAACTGGCTTTAGAAGTCGACTTAAATATTGGAGGTTGATCGATGTCATCAAATATAAAAAAAGATATTAAAAAACACAAAGAGCGAAGTTATACAAACAAAGACTTTAACTCACTAAGAAATGAATTGCGTCGATATGCACTAACTCACTTTAGTGACAATGTCATTGATTTTTCTGACGCAAGCATGGGTGGCATGATCCTAGACCTAGCATCTTACGTCGGCGATGTCATGACCTTTTACATGGATCATCAGTTTAATGAAAATTCAATTGAAAATGCTGTTGAAAGAGGTAATATTGAAAGGCTGATTAGGGAATCCGGTCTAGACATTCCTGGTGTTGCTCCCGCTTATGCAATTGTTAAAATATCAATAGTAGTACCAGCACAGGTCGTTAAAGGCGAATACGTACCTCAGTCATTAAGTCTACCTATAGTTAAAAGAAATTCAACATTTAGTACTCCTCGAGGAATAGATTTTGTTTTAATGGAGGATGTTGATTTTACTTTAAAAAACGATAACGATGAATTAATAGCAGAAAAAAGAGTAGGATCATTGAGCGGAGGTAAGCCGTCAAACTTTGTTTTAACATTAGAAGGTATAGTTTCTAGCTCAAAAATAAAGACAGAAACATTCACAATCGAAGATAGATTAATTCCTTTTCGAAAAATATCGTTATCTAGTAATAATGTAACAGAGATTATATCGGTAATAGACAGTGTAGGAGATACATATTACGAGGTAGACACCTTATCACAAGACACAGTTTTCAAAACATACAAAAACTCTAGTTATGATAGTGTTGATGTACCTTTCCGTATGGAATTGCAACATGCTCCAAAAAGATTTATTAAAAGTAGAAGTTCCAGCACAGGAAAAACAACCTTGAGATTTGGATCTGGCGATGAAGCCGCATTTGACGAAGATGTAATTCCAGACCCAAGTGAGCATGCAATAAGACTCTTTGGGGATAGAACCTCAATATCAACTGTTGCTATTGACCCAAATAGTTTTTTAACGACACAGACGCTTGGAATATCTCCTAGAAATACTACATTAACGATAACGTACAGGCATGGTGGTGGGTTATCAAACAACGTTGTTGCCGGTGAAATAACTTCCGTAAAAACTTTAATAACTAGCTTTACTAATGCAGTAACACCCTCAACGGAAGCATCTGTTAGAGCGTCACTAGATGTAGTTAATTTAAAAAGAGCTAGTGGCGGTGAAGACGAACCATCGTTGGAAGAGTTAAGAAATTCTGCAATATTTAATAGAAGTGCCCAAAACAGAATAGTAACTAGGGAAGATTTGATAGCACGCGTTTATTCAATGCCTTCAAATTTTGGAAGGGTCTTTAGAGTTGCAGTTTCTGATAATCCTAGAAATCCTAGAGGCGCACAGCTTCACATAATATCTAGATCCATATCAGGTAAATTAATAACATCAACAGATACACTTAAACAAAACCTAGCAAGATACTTAAATAAGTTTAGGCTTGTGTCTGATGCAATCGATATATTGGACGCAGTTGTTGTCAATTTAGGAATTGAATATGTTGTCACAGTGGAAAAAGGATATCAAACTTCGATAGTGTTGGCGTCAATAGTACCTAAGCTGGCAAGATACTTTAACTCAAGAAACGCACAAATTAATAAGCCCGTCATTATAGGCGAA